TTATTGCGCTGATCCTGCTTTCATGGCTGTCTGCAATGGTTGGATATGATAAAGTCATTCAGTCACTTGGACAGATTAAACTTCCGAATAAGAATGAGTAGTTAGGAGCCTGTTTTAAGGCTCCTTTTTGCGAGGTGGACTTATGGATAAGCAAAATATAACTGTATTGAGAAAAATACTGTACGCAGTGGAATCCGGAGATCAGGTATATGGTAAGCAGGATTATTCCTGCTTTGCCGGGGCCGGAGCGAACTGCAGCAATGAAAAAGCTATTACGATCGGTGCGGGGCAGTGGTACGCAGGAGAAGCAAAAGAGCTGTTATACCGGATTCAGAGAGCAAACCCGAAGCTATTCAAAGACATGGATAATGCAGGTATGGAAAAAGACCTGCTGATGAAGAGCTGGGATACATACGCCGTAACAGCAGAATCTGCGAAAGGAAAATGTATCGTAGACATTATCAGCACTGACTTGGGGAAGGAATGCCAGGATCAGTACATGGAAGACCAGATACAAGCGTATATTCCGATCATTGAAAAAGCATATGGAACCATGGAAGATTCTGCCATGATGGAATGTATCAATATCCTACATCAGGGTGGCTTTGATGCATTGAAAAGAATCTTGTCTAAAACTCCGGAATCATATACTGCAGACAAGATTTATGTAACACTGTGCCGGGATCCGGCAGACCCGATGCCGAACCAGGTAGGGGATTACACAGACAGGCAGAAAGCTGTCATAAACATGATTCATACATATGCTGATAGCACAGAGAAAGAAGGTATTGCAATGACTAAGACAGAAAAAGCAATAAGACAGATGGAAACATGGGCGAAAGATGATTCTCATGGCTACGATCAGGATTATCGTTGGGGAGAAAAAGGAGATTACGACTGCTCCTCGGCTGTGATCCAGGCATGGCAGAACGCCGGAGTTCCGGTTAAGTCTGGTGGTGCTACATACACAGGAGATATGAAGAACGTATTCTTGAAAAATGGATTTGTAGACGTAACGAGCAAAGTTAACGTAGCAACCGGATCTGGTCTGCTTAGAGGAGATGTTTTGCTGAATGAAGCACATCATGTAGCCATGTATTGTGGAAATGGCAAAGAGGTAGAAGCCTCAATTAACGAGAAAGGTACCGCTCATGGAGGTAAACCGGGAGATCAGACTGGCAAGGAGTTTTTGATCCGGAGCTATCGGAATTATCCTTGGAATTGTGTGCTCAGGTATAGAGGGAATATTTTCTCCGCTTCTGACACAGAAAAGAAGCAGAACGCAGTAGCCTATGTAGCGAGATTCACAAAGGATTGCAAATGCTACAGTGCAGCCGGCAAGACTCAGGCAAAAATGTTCCCGGTGATTAAAAAGAATGCGGTTGTAGATGTGATGAAATACACCGAAACCGTAAATGGTAAAAAGTGGTATTTTATCCGGATTCCACATCCGACAGAAGGATTCGTAAGAGAATTTGTTCCGGCCGGATATTTCAAGAAGTTGATTTAAAACAGACGGTGTCTTCTAAAATCACATTAAAATATATCACATCAAAAGGAACTCTGTAAATGGAGTTCCTTTTGATATTACTTATTTGAATCTTCTAAGACAGCTCGCTCTAACAGCTGTCTCACATAATCCGGACATTTGCTTTTCTCGGATTCCCATTCCTCTACTCATTCGCCGCTCCTTTTCCCAACGTTGCTATTAAGAGGCTCGTAGCAAAACCTTCTATTGCGTCAATATAATCCACATCTTCATCCTCCCATTCGCAATTAGGATACCTTTCCCGGAATCTATCGGCAATATTTAACACGGTTTTATACGCTGCTTGATCGGCGCCGTATTGGTCATCCAAATCTTTGGACCATGGACGGATTTTGCCTTCTCCAAGAAGTGTATCATATACAAACGTTACTTCTATGATATCTGTTCTCCTGACGGACTCTTCTAATAAATCCAGAACATATTCTGGCGGAGTTCGAACTCCTGCTTCCCACGATTCAAGTGTGCGGAGCGGAATGTTATAGCGCCTGGAGAACTCTGCTCTGGAGATTCCTATATAATTTCTCATTTCTGTAATAGTCAAAGCGTTCACTCCTTTCATAAAAAATATACCACACATTGTGTGGTATTGTCAATGATAGTTCCTTCCATATATTACCGCTATATTTTACACAACTGTTATGGTAACCTATATAAGCTTCGCATGTTAGATTTCTTACACAAATTCGATAGGATATAGCTAAAAACGATATAATCTAACAAATTCCGTCATGTATTACCATAAAGTGGTAATTTATAACGGAAGGAGCAATGGCATGATAAAAATTTTACTGTCGAAAAAGCTTGGGGAGCTAAGACTTACTCAGGCAGATCTGGCACGGGCGACAGGGATTCGACCGAACACTATCAATGAGTTGTACCACGAGCTCACGGAAAGGGTTAGCCTTGAGCACCTTGATTTAATTTGCGAAGCACTTGATTGTGAGCTGGACGAATTGATAATTAGGGTACCAAACAAGGAATCTTCCATTACCCACACTCGCCAGGGGACACAGAAATCTAACGACAAGTAGATTGCTGCAACAATCTACAACTAAAGAGAGGGCGAAAACCCTCTCTTTATACTGCAATGTATTAAGCTGCATGGGAAGCTTCTGCATTTTTTCTGAGCTGTTTCATCATGTGTAACCTGCAGGTCTTGAATTCATCTCCGTAAAGACCAAGGCGATTTGTTAAAATATTATACATCAGTGTGACTTTTTTCTCTGCAGTGTATCCATTCATTGATCGGAATACTATTTTGTCTGAGGATTCGATAGACCATGCTGAAAGAGCAAGGACAAACTGGATGTATGCTTTAATTTTTCCGGCATGAAGAGTGCTGTTAAAAAGTCTGAATTCG